TTATTTTTTCAACGAAGACATATCAATCACAAAACGGTATTTAACATCGCTTTTTATCATTCGTTCGTAGGCTTCATTTATTTCTTGCATTTTAATGATTTCAATATCAGAAACGATGTTGTGTTTTCCACAGAAATCAAGCATTTCTTGTGTTTCGGCAATGCCGCCTATCAAAGAGCCAGCAATAGATTTCCGTCCCATAATCATTGGAACGGTATTCAAAATAGGATCTAATCCTCCCAAATAACCTACCAAAACTAAGGTTCCGCTTAAATTTAATGTGGCAACATACGGATTTACATCGTGGACATAAGGAACAGTATCGATAATTAAATCGAACGAACCACTCACCGAATTCATTTGATTTTCATCAGTAGAAATAACGACTGTATCAGCACCTAAATCCAACGCGTCTTTTTCTTTATCCGGTGATCTTGAAAAAAGAGTTACTTCTGCACCTAATCCTTTAGCTAATTTGATAGCCATGTGACCTAATCCGCCTAAACCAACAACAGCCACTTTACTGCCTTTGGTCACTTTCCAATGACGAAGTGGCGACCAAGAGGTGATTCCTGCACAAAGTAACGGAGCAACAGCAGCCAAATCTAAATTGGATGGAACTTTCAACACAAAATGTTCGTCCACCACCACTTTTTCAGAATAACCGCCATAAGTCATTCCTCCCAAATGTTTATCAGGACCATTATAAGTTCCAACCCAACCATTCAAACAGTATTGTTCCAAATCATGAGCACAACTGCTGCATGTTCTGCACGAATCAACCAAACAACCCACAGCAGCTAAATCGCCGACTTTAAATTTAGTGACACCGTTTCCAACTTTAGTAATTTTACCCACTATTTCGTGGCCCGGAACAGCTGGATAGGATGTAAACCCCCAGTCATTTCTTGCGGTGTGAAGATCGGAATGACAAACACCGCAATATAAAATTTCGATTTCAATATCTTTTTCGGTGACTTCTCTTCGGTTGATGTTTAATTCTTTTAAATCAGCATCGGCAGCTTCCGTTCCAAATGCTTTTACTTGTATTGAATTCATAATTATCGTTGTTATTTTATTTAGAAAGGGATTTTTGAATTATCTAAATGTTGTAATTGAAAATAATACGGATTGTAGTATTTATTAAAGATACAAAATTTTACATCAGCATGTTGTCAAGAGTAAGTCAATTTTAAATGAATTGAATGATAATCAATTATTTTAAATATTGAGTAATATCTTGAAGCTAGCTCGTTTTAGTAAGATGAACTGTATTCAATACTTTTTGTCTGTTTTTTTTTGATTTCATAGGCAAATAACTTGGAGCAATCCATCACATTTGGAATTTGATCAAACTGGCAAAGTTTTGCGACTACTGCTTCAAGTCCTTTAAATAAAACCTTTTTCTTTATTTTTTTTGGTTGATTTTTGTTTTGTTCTATTGGTAAAGTATAACCACAATTTTTTAAAAATTCCATTTCAATTTCTAAAAGTTCTAAAGGCGAATATCCGTTAAATCGTTTACCCAAATTCTGATTGACATGTCCTACATAATTAAGTTGTAGTGAACCGTGCTCATCTGATAAATGTCTCCAAGCATCATTATTGTCTAAAATGGTTCCAACTGCACAGCGTCTGCACGAATCAGGTTGCAATGAATTGTTATGAAAAGCAGTGTACAATTTATTTACGGCTTGGTCAAATCGTTTGGTAGTTTTCATATACTTTTAATTTAACGTAGTCATAAAAGTACTAAAAATGAGGTAATTGACACTTTAACAACTCATAAATTATTTTTTATTTAAATTTAATCAATACTTATCCATTGATTTACATCTATCAAATATTAAAATATTGTAATTTTTAAAGTGGATAAAATGATATAATATTTTGTTTTTTTAAATAATTCAAGTTGTTTTTTTATTGTAAATCAAAGATTTTGAAATCATTAGTTTATATTGTTTCGATTCTTATTATTTTTAAATAAAAAAGGTTTGCAAAAACAAAAAATCGTTCTATATTTGCACTCGCATTCGGAAAATGAATGCAACTTATTGGAGAAATGGCAGAGTGGTCGATTGCGGCAGTCTTGAAAACTGTTGACTGTAACAGGTCCGGGGGTTCGAATCCCTCTTTCTCCGCAGAACTTGGGAAGCCCTATAAAATCAAGGCTTCCCATTTTTTATAAAAAATTAGTACACAAAACGTACACAGATTGTATTGAATTAATTGGTTTCAAAATCCTGCAAACATTTTAATAATTTCTAATTATTAAAATATGAAAGCAAATTATTCAATTCCAAAAATTACCAAAAGCAAATATTGGTATGTACATTTTCGCTATGATGGTAAACAGTACCGTTTTAAGCTCGGACTGAACCTAATCGTTGACTTAAAGGAGAAAGAAAAAGAATTCGAACTCCTTCGAGAATCCCTTTACATTAAACTTAAAGAAGGTTGGAATCCACAAGTTCCGGACATAGCTAACGCAAAAAAGGTTTTTTCTTTTACAGAAGCATTGGACTTCGCTATGGAAATGAAACGGCCAAATATCGCACCAAAAACTCTTTCAGGTTATAATGGAACCGTTCGCTTCATTAAACAGTCGGTAAAAGAATTAGGATTAGAACATTTGAAGATTTCGGATACTAAAAGAGTTCATGTAAAGTTGATCATTGAAAAGACAAAAGAACAACGTAAATGGACCAATAATGCATTCAATAAACATTTAAATCATTTAAAGGCCATTTTAAGCGAGTTAATTCAGTGGGATATAATTGAGGTCAACCCGGCACACAATATAAATAATTTGCACGTTGCTGCAAGCGAGGCAAACATTCCAGCGTCTTTTGAAGATGTAGAAAAAATAAAGGAGCAACTTGAAAAGAATCATTATAATTTCTGGGTTTTCTGCTTGACTATTTTTCACACTGGCATAAGACCTGAAGAGATTTTAAAGATTACATTAAATATGGTAAACCTTAATAAATCTGAAATAATTCTACCTGCTGGTATTACCAAAACAAAAAAGAAAAGAATTGTGCCCATCAATAAACATTTAATGGAGTATTATTCCAAAATGGAATTGCACAATTATCCGGATAATTTTTATTTGTTCGGTAGTTTTAGAATATCCGGTCGTGGTAATTTAGGTAAACATTCAGATTTTATTCCTGCTCCAACTAAGTTAAAAAGGGATACGGCCACTAAACGATGGGCAAAAATTGTAAAAAATGATTTAGGAATTGATATGAACATGTATGCTTTAAAACATTTAGGAGCTGATAGAAAAATACTAGCAGGACTTGATTTAGATAGTTTGCGTGAGCTGTATGGCCATTCATCAAAATTAATGACTCAGGAATATGCGAAGGTGGTTAAAGAAGTGCACCGTAATAATATAATGGAGAACTCGCCGGCATTATAAAAAGAAACTCCAATTAAGGAGTTTTTAATTTATCTGAAGAATTTAATTACTCTTAAAAATGGGAATTGAATTGAAAGCCATTTTCGAAGTACATAAATAGCGATCAAAATCAGAATAATAAGAATGAGAATGGACCAAAACCAAAAGCCTGGTTGCCATCCTTTTTTTATCTGCTCGCCTGTTTTTACAGTTTCTTTTTTTGACAGGTCTGTTAGAACTTCTTCCACTATTTCCCTAGACATTGCTTTGATGTTTACTTCATCAATTTTTGACTGCGTGCGTTCTGAAATTTCAACGTTCTTTTCGGTAATGGCTTTGGCGTTATTTTTTTTGGTTGAAATGGTTTTTGTTTCTGAAATTAACCCGTTTTGAAGAGTCAAAACGCGTCCATTAGTTAATGTTATCGTTGCCGGTGCATCGGTACTTATTTCTGTTTTAGTAGTTACATCTTTGTCCTCTGAAACAGATTCAGAAGTTGATTTTGTTTGATCAATATATTCCTTTACTTTTTCTTCTACTTTTTTATTGATAATTAAATCAATAGTTTTAGTAGAATCGGATTTTCGAGCTTGCTCTTTTAAGGCAATTTCGTTGGAAGTTTCTGTTTTTGTTTTTGTTTTGGTTCCGCAACCGGAAAGTAATAGGAATGCTAAAAATAGCACTCCAATTAAAACGATGGCCTTCATTAATTTTTCTTTCATAACTTATTTTTGAGTTGGTAATTTGCCGTAACGGTCGGCACTTCCATATAAATAGCCATATTCTTCAATTGGGTCAAAACAGGGACATTCTTTAATTCGTTCCCATGATTCAATGGTGCCGTTCTTGTTTCCGTCTTTGGAATAATCACGATGGCCAACAATACCTAAATCTTTAGTGATGTCTTTTCCGTTAGCTTTTAACCAGGTGATTGATTTTTGAATACAGTAATCAATCGAATGCTTTTGCTTATCGGTCCGAGTATCAAAACCTTTGTAAATGGGTTTTTCTTTGGTTCCTAAATTTTTTACTCCACCTTCGTAACAACCATTAATTATACTTTCGTTAAAACCTAAAACCCCGTTGGTTATTTTAGTAAAATCAACCTTTGTTTCATCTTTTGAATAGGTCCCGTCGGCAGTTAACCACCAAATAGTTCCGTTTACTTCAACATACCAATGATATCCATAAGGATTCTTCCATTTGGTTTTCCAAAAATTAATCATTGTTTGGATAGACCCATAGCCTGCTCTACAATGAAGGACTATGTTTTTTATGTTAATTGCTTTCGGCATCGTTTCCTTTTTTAAGTTTTTCTAAATCTAAATCACGGTTGAAATTTTCCAACTTTCCAACAAGAGCGTCCGGAGGAAAAGCACCGCGTGTAATTATTTTTATATTCTTCATGGCCGAAAGGCCAGGATAAAGACAAACCAAAAGCCTGCCTGTCATTTTAATATATTTATATATAAAATCATCTTCAATGGTAATATGAGCCAATCCTTCCATGATAATAGCAAAAACAACAACCATTGACACTTTAATGCCAAAACCGGTTATATTTTTTTTCCAATCAAAATCATTTTTGTAGGACGCCGAATGAATAATTGAACCCATAACGTGATCAAGAGCAATAATCCCTAATGCTATTTGAACATAGGTTATATTTAAATTAAACCAATCTTCTATTTGTGGAATGAAAAGCGAAGGAAACAAACCTAAAACGGTAGAGTATTTTAAAGCTTCTGAAAAATCAATAAAACTAAGGTTGATGAATTTTTGCATAGTTTATAGGTAATTTAAAATAATAGCTGCTATCGGACCACCAACACCACAAATCCAAATATCAAATTCATTGATTGTGGTATTAAAATACTTTTTCTGAAATCTTTCCCAACCATAACCGGCTAAAACTGCCGGAATAGCCCCAACAAATCCATGAAATAACAAGTGCGTATTATCCCTGAAGGAGTCATTTAAAAACAATAATTTCAGAAACAAATAAGCCACAGGCGTTCCGATAAAGAACACGTGTCTGTCTGCGTTGGTTTTATAAATCCAAAGGATAAATTTTAAAAGTGTTTTCATAATTATCTTATTGCTTGTATAAAACCCGCTAATCTTACCCCTAATTGATTATATCCATCAATAGAAGGGTGCAAAACATCGGTTCCATAAGTACTAACTGCTGAACCTGTGTAATCAGAAAAAGGTAGTTCAGTCGCTACATCATAACCGTGCAATGGGTCTATTCCGGAGCCAAAGTCAACAACATATATTTGTTCAACTTCTCTTTGATCATAATTATCTATAATGAATTTTCGAGCAATCCACATAACGTGGTTTTGATATTTAGCAAAAGTTGTATTGGTCGATCCGTTGAAAGTTTGTTCATTACCTCCAATTTGAGTAGGCAAAAGAATTGCAATTTTACAATCAGGAGAATCTGCCAATACCGAAGCAATGGCTATATCTGTTTGAGTTTTCCAATTACTTAATGTAGCATTAATAGAACTTAAACTTACGCGGGAAAAATCATTTAAACCTAAAAGAAAAGTGACTATATCGGGTTGATTAATTACCCATGTAGTTCTATATTTTGCAAAATCAAAAGTGAATGCTAACGTAGCTAAATCAATTGCAACCCATGCAGAACCATCCCATCTAATATAAGATGAAGTTGGAGTATTATACATACAGTCATTAATTGCAGGACTTAATTTTCTTCCAGTTGTTCCATCAAATCCACCAACTCTAGTAGCAGTTGCAGAAAACTCTGCCAACATTCCGGCAGTTGTCCATTTACCTGTGGAACCATAGTATTTATAAGGCGATACTGGGTTTCTAAAAGGACTATCAATATTATTATGATAATTATTCATTGTCCATCCGCCTCTACCTTCAATTTTAACTCCTGCATGATATTGACTTTCAACATTACCATCAGTTGTTACGTTTGGTATTAAAGAAATAGCCTTATTCACATATCGCCCACCTCTAGTTGTTGAATCTCCAATACATATCATTTTCAAGGCTCCATTGTCTGTTAAATAATTTCCCGCTATCATTTGAAAATTTTTAGTAGAAATTATTTTAAAGTTTCGATTATAAAGATTAGCCGTTACACTCAAATCTGTCGCAATAGGACTACCAACACTTCCTGTAATTCTTGCAAATTCAGTTTTATTAACCATGGCAGAACCTTCTAAAAGGCAAAATAGTTCAGAAGCATCCCATCTACTAATTATTGTTCTAAAATAAATTGAGTTTTCGTAGTTGTTTAAAAAATACTGTTTTGCAGGTATTGCAATTTGAGCGTTAAAATTTTGCTCAACTTGATTTTCAATACTTATAGAATCTAATTCATATCGAAAACTTTCGTAAACAGTACTAACACTTCCTTCTTCAATTTGTAATGAAGGAATATTTGCATGAATTACAGAAGTTCTCATAAATGCAGTTCCGGCAGGTGTAGTAATTGTGTTTGGAACGGCATTTGCCATTGAACTTATAAAAACTTTATTTTCATCGTAAAATGAAAGCCAATGTCTACTTGTAAAAGTATACATAGTCGATGGCTTTGCAGGTATAAAACCAGTAGCAGTATAAGCTGCATTTGGACTTAATACACCACTTGAAAAAACATAAAACCCAACTGTTACATCAGGATCGTTTAAGTTAAATTTATTCTTACCTTCAATTTTTTTAGCAAAATAAGAAAAGTCAACTTCTTCACCTGGAATTTCTTCATCAAGATTCACCTCTCCAAGTTTCATTTTTACAATAGAATAAAAATCGCCAAACATTGTTTGATCTGCTACTGTATGTTGAATTGTGAAAAACATCCATTGGTCAACACTCCAATCAATTGTAACTGTTGATAATGCTGGCTGTCCAACCATATCAGTTAGTCCTGCTGCTGTTGTATTGTAGCAACGCGTTGTGGCTCCCTTTATGCTTAAAAAGCGTTCATGTTGGATAGTTCTATTTGTCGCAGATGTGCCTTGAATACTTAACTGTGTTGCAGTATCTACATCATCAACACTGTTAATCATTATATGCGTGTTGGTAATAGATGTTTTTGCCCCTGGAGCAGTAGCACGATAGACAACCCACAATAAATCACCTGCTTTATAAGTTCCTCCAGGTATTAACTGTTTATAAGTATACCCACGCGTTAATGTGTTAGCAATACTTATTCCATCAACAGCAGATGCCAAACCTAATGATAAAGCATTTTTTATAGCATTTATTTGACCTTGTGTTTTATTTGCAAATTGATTAACTGTATCAAATCCTTCTACAACATTATCCTCTAAAGAATCCATTAAACCAATATTTGCTAAAGATGGATTAAAACCAATCACATCTATTTGCCCCGCTTTTATCTTTCTACTACTTTCCATATTAATCTATATATAATTCAATGTATGACAAAACAGCACTATCAGAACCGTTGTTTAATTCAATTCCAATATCAATAGTATGCTCAATACTCCAGTCGATAGACGTCGCAACGAATTCATTAATACTTCCATTAGGACTTGCTAAACTTTGCGAATAGACAGGATACTCTGTTATAGCACCTTTTACAACAAATTCCCTTTCCATTTCTGCTCCTAATTTTGAAGCCATGTCTGTTTGAAAAAAAGCATCAAACACACCCTCACATCTTAATGAAAATACCCCGTTTGTTCCTGTTTTTCTACCTCTTACTTTTAACTTTATATTAGAATCATTAGGAACTGTATTTGGAGGAATAGTGATAGTAACCAGAAAAATAGGCGATGTAGTCCCTGTCACTACCGAACTATCTACCGTTGTTTTATAGATAACATTTTTTCCCGGAACAATACCCGCAATAATATCATCCACTTGAGATTTTGTATAATATGGCTGAACACCAACTAAAGCATTAGCATAAACTATTACTAAGTAGTCCCCATCATTTAGCACATCTAAAATTTCAACCTGATTTGGAGCAATCAAATCATATTGGGCAGTATTTAAAGCTCCTTGACCTTGAACCATAACCAAGAAAACTTGTGAATAGTTGTTTGATAGCGTAAATGTTTGAGAATCTGTATAATCAAATTGTTCAACTATTAAGTTGGTGTTTGATCCGCCTCCACCGCTTACCAATTGCAAGCCGTAAACTACAGAATACTGAAACTGTGCTTTTGTTTTTGGAGCTAATACATAATTTGTTTCATCACTAAAATTATAAAGAATTTCTGCAGTACCTGTATTGTGTTTTAATGTGATTGGATCTTCGGATAAATTATATAAGAAAAATAATTTTCCGGTAAATAGATGCTCATGTCCGCTTGGAATTGTAAAGCCTTCCATGTCAAAACCACCAACCGTAAAAATAAAATTGGTACGTCCATCGGTTGGCAAGGTGTATTCTAAAATTTCTTCAGTAATTCTTTGCTCTGCTAAATATATTTTTTTATAATCATCTGAGCCGATAATTGGTTCTTCGGGTTCGCCGATTGCTGTTCCATTAACCGTGAATTGCGTTAAATAGATTGTGTTTGGTATAGGTGTTGGAATAACTGGAATTTCAAGATAAGGATCTCCTGATGTGATGATATATGCTCCCGTTGCGTCTCCTAAAACATAGTAAAGGCGTGAATAGGTTGGAGCTTCCTCGGGAATTTCGGAGGTGGTATATGGTGCAGGTGTATGAGTGACTTCATTCTTTCTCCAACTAAATCCATCTATTAAATAAGTTCTTTCTTCTTCATCTAATACCATCGAACCGGCAACCAAAATAGCGTCAGGTAAAGCATCAGGAAAAGCATTCAAAATCATTCCTACCGGCATTTTTTTTGATTCACCATCGATAGAAACGCGAATCAATCCTTCAGGATCTATTTCCGATAAAGCAGGAAGTTCTTCTGTTTTTTTTGCGTTGGATTCCCATAAATTAAGCCTTATGTTTATTGCAGATAATAATTGAAGTATTTGCTGGTACATCGTATGGGTATTTTGATTATGACAAATGTAGATAAAATTTCGCTATTTAGAATCATTCTAAATAATTCTAATGTAATATTTTATAAATTTGTAGGATGTTCATATTCATTCTCTTTGTTTTTTGCGTTGGAGGTTGCTGGTTGCTTTTTAGAGCGATTGGAAATGCTTTATTTCCGAAACACAATGATAATCCAACATTCATAGATAAAAGCGTTCACCATCATCACTATGACAATAGAAGCGTTCATGTGAATGGTGAGGAATTTAAAAACTTGAAGAAGTGAGAATAGAGGAAAAATTATCAAGAGCCAAAAAAGTATTTGAATCTCAAAAAGAAGTGGTTCAAAATATAACTCTTGAAAACTACTTTGATTCTATAAAAAAAATACGAGAATTGGAACTTCAAAAGGAAATGATTATTGCTATTCCAACCACAAAAAATGTATCCATACAATAAAAAAAGCCTCTAATTAAAACTAGAGGCTTTTTACTTTTTAGTACTTCACAAATCCATCTTCCGTTTCAATTAATCCCGGAATATCAATATTGGTTGTATCAAATCCAAATTCGTTTCCATTGTTTCTGAATGGTTCACCTGATTTTAATAGCTTGGCTTTTACAACGTGTAGGTTTGAACGTTCAATTGGACCTTCAACATCTGGAGAGCCATCTAATACGTATTGCTGGCCATCAATGAACAAAAACTTATGAGCCAATGCCTGACAAAGCTTTCGCATGATTTCTTTTGATACCGGCTCAAATTCAAACTCATCGCCCTCAATTTGTTTTCCGCTTAAAACTATGGTGCTATTGTCCATTTTATGCAGTTCGTTTTCGGCTTCTACAATTGAGTTTTTACGGTTTAAAAACATTCTAATTTTATTCCGGATGCCTGTCTGATAGAAAATATCGGTGTTTTCTTGGTTGTAATACAATACCTCAACTGTTTTTTCATGTCGCACTTTGACCTCGATCAGCTCTGAAAGGAAAACCAAATCTTGGAAAACTGCATCATTCGCATTAATTCGAACTCTAATTTGTTGGTTCAAATAATCAACCATATCGATGGTAAATTCATACACTTCGTAGTTGAAAAGATTGTAAACACAACTTACAATAGTGGCCACATCTGCACCTTCATAAACACCAATCACTTCAATTACATCGGCGTTTTTTTCTTCTACATACAAAACACCGCTAATTAAATACCAATTCAAATCAAAGAAAATGTAATTTCCTGCCTTCGCAAATGCCGGTAATCTTCCATTGAATTCATAGCTTGATTCTACCGCATTGGTGTCGTAATTGTACTTATTTCCTGAAGTGAAATAAATTCCTATTTTGCCAGCTCCTAAATTGAATTTTCGTGCATCGCGTTTGTCTTTTAATCCAATGTTGGAGGTCTTTTGAATTACCGGAATTGAAACCTCAGAACCATTGGCAAGAACTACATTTGCCAAATTCTCTGAATAATTCGATTTGAATTGTGTGGTTACCACGTCAGCTGATTGAAAGGGTTGTATTTCCATGTAAGGAACCTCAACATCAGCCTCACAGCTTAATGTGTTTTCATCATTCTTATAATTGGCTGATTCTCCAAAAATAATTCGATTAGCATATCTTATTGAATTTGATTTGCTGATATAGAAAAATGGTTGATTACCATTTAATTCTCCAACCTCGGTTACAATTATGTTTGTACGTTGCTTCACGCATCCAAACTGATCGCGAATGCGTAAAGTATATTCTCCTGCTTCTAATCCTGAAAACACGTTTGATGATTGCCAATTTATGCCATCTAAAGAAAACTCAACAACTAAAATTGTTGAATTTAAAATAGCTGCAGATAAAGTTCCTCCGTTTGGTGTTTGAATAATTGAAATTTCACCCTCAGAATTTAATAATGGAGGTACTCGGACATTTGAACGAATCACCTTTTGTTCGGGTGTTAATTCAGCATCTAAATTAAATGTAGTGCCACGTGGCCAATCAAACTCAACTGGGTTCTCTTCATTGTCATTTATCAGAAAAGGTAAAGTTACCTTTGTGGGAGCTTCTGAAAATAAAACCGACACTTTTACATTTGAACATGGATTTGCAGTTGCCTCAGAATAGGTAATCGATGTCAAAGTAAAAGGATCTGCTCCAAAATTATCAATTACAAAATCAGCATCACCGGTTGATGAGGCACTATTGAAATTGATTGAATCAATTAAAGCTTCTATTACTACAACATTGGCCGTTCTAACTACAGAATACAATCCGGGATAATCCAATAAAAAAGAACTTCTGAAATTGCTTGCCGTATTTGATCCTGGAACATAATCCTCGTCTTCACTTGCAGTTAAGTTGCTAGTTACTTGGTAAAGTCCGGTTCGCAATGGTACCCAAGTTGAAAGCATGATCATATCGAAAACTCCATCTGCAGGAACGATATTTAAGGTTTTACCAACGGCAAATTCCTCGTTAAATGTGATTGTTATTTTACTAAACATAGTTTTAAATATTAGCTTTGATTAATTTCCAATTACCTTCTTTGTTTGGTTTTAAGTTCATAAAATAACCTCGTTCAATCTCGTTTTCTTCGTTTATAAACTCAATCAATCCGTAGAGGTTAGGTATTTTATTCCCATTTGCATCGGTTGTAAATCCTTCAATCATTTGCATGATTTCAAAATCTACATTGTGTTCAAATTCAATTTGTTCTGTTAAAAAACGAGGCCTTTGTAAATCACTGTTTAAAATATTGTCATTTTCTGCATACTCAGGTTTTCCAGTTAACTTAGTTTTCAATTTACTGTTTGCCGTTGACGATCCGTAACGAATGTATTCATAGGGATATTTTGTGAGGCAGGAACCAATAAACCAACCATGACGCAACAAATTATTGATGGGTGATAATCGTAAATTAAATGCAGTTTCAGGAGAAAATATACCTGTTGGAATTTGCTCAAAATCATCAGCATATTTTCGTAAAACAAAGTTTAAGAATCCGGGCTTTGTATCTAAGAAAAATAAATCTTCGTCTGAAGGAGTATCTTCTGTTGAAAATTCAATATAAGGCTTTCTTCGAGTAAATTCGAGACCGTAACTGTCAGCTCTTATTTTTGATAAGGCACTAAAGAACTCCTTAACTGTATCCATGATAGTGGTAAGGGTTGTTTTTCCGTTGGGCTCATCAAGTCCAAAAGCTTCTTGATAGTCTCCTCCTTTACTATAACCTACTTCAACAGATGAAAAGTATTTTTTAGCCAAAACAGTTCTTTTAACATTCTGCACTTGGTTTGGTAGCTTAATTGTTACTTTGGGTTGGTAGAAATATTTTAAATCTTCCACTCGTATCACTTCTTTATTTCCGATGGTTTCAATTCCAATACCTACATTGTGAACCGAGATCAATGATTCTATGATGTCTTTGAATGAAGTCGTCAAAGGCTTGTATTTGTTTTCTGAATTTTCAACTTCTTCTTCATCTTTATCAAATCCGCGAATCCAAAAGCCATGCGTAACACCAAGATAAGCTCCGTAACCATTGGCAGGATATCCTAAATCTACTCTTCCATAAAAATCAGATTTAAATATGTTTGATTTGTTGGTGCAAATTTTCAAATATCTCTCCAATAATTCATGAACCAAAATAAACTTTGAAGTTGTTGCTGGATAAACGCTATCCTCGTCTAAAAATACTTTTCCTTCAATATCATAAACATCGATGTAAAACCTTGCCCTATTTGTTGTAAAATTTTTTAAATCTGCTTTTATAAAGAATTCTAATGCTACCGAATCTCCTTGTTCAACTGTAATTTCTTGCTCAAAATTTAATGTTTGTAAAGCGTTGTGAATTCCGGGTATACCTCCATTATCATCAGAGTCAAATAAATCAATTCTGTTTTTAAGATTGTAATCAATTCCATTTTCATAAACAGTCAAACACACTTTAAAGAATGCCCACTCATAATCCCATTCTGTAACAACTGGTTTAAATTTAAGTCCTTCACCTTTAAACTTCAATATTCTGGTTCTATCGGCCACATTGAAAATCATCATTCCTCCGGTAGAAACATTTTCGTCACCTTGTGCACTTGCTAAACTGCTTTGAGCCTGTTCGTGTGATTTTATTACATTATTTAATGGAAAAGGCTTGGTTTTATTTCGAGTATTTCCATCATCTGAATAAACGGTTAATGAAACAAAATTGTTTATTTCATCACCTTCCCATTTTGATTTTAAAAAGATTCTTCTTCCATCGATATCAACCACTTTTGGAACTAATGGCTCAAGCATCATTCCGCTTGAAGTGGTTTCTCTGTCAACTTCAAAAGTATCATCCTCACGAACTTTTAAATCTTGTTCTAAACCTCCTGAGTTGAATTTGATTTTCACTTGTTTTCCATCAATTACCCTTGTTGACATATCTAAAAAGCCCCAATATTCACGCTCCCAAAGGTCGGTTTTTGGATGCATAATGTATTTTTCCAATCTCACCTTTGCTTTTATGTCATATAAGGCAAAAGCCGTATTTATGAATTCTGCACCATTTTCTATAAAGGTCAAGTTGTTGGAAAACTTTGCTATGATACCGTGGTACTTTTCATTTCGGGCATATTCTTTCTGATCATCATTCCATCCGATCGGGTCCACAATTTCCATTGAACCCAATCCTTCACATGAAATGACGTATTTTACTCGCTCTTTATAACCTGTGTCTATTGTGTTCATAGATTACCAATTAATGTTTTTTAATCTCCAAATTTCATAGCCTAAATTCACATCATTTTTTATATTTAATGAAGTTCTTTGACGTTCAGTTGCTTTTCTGTTTAGCCTTAATTCTTCTAATATCTCTTGATTGAATCGGTTGTCGAAAATCATTTCACTTGTGGCCGAGCTTAATTTTTGGCCTTGCATATCTAATGATGCCATATAAGAAGCTCGCATCATTGCCTCATACTCCGGAATAGATGGAACAACTTCCGTTCCTCGTTTAAGATTCAAAATACTTGGCTTATCCACAACATAAGGTTTTTTACCAGGTTCAATGATTACCTCCGGACGGACCTCACCTACTTCTGCAAGACCTCCTTTATGATTCTTTGTTCCTTTTTCATACTTAGGAATTGGGGTAGCTAAAACGGCAGCTGTCTGAACTGCTCCAAGAACACCAATTAAAACCGCAGCAATTGAACCACCTACCGGTCCAAGTTGTGCATAAGCTTGCATGATGGCGACTGCTGTATTTATTCCAATATCAGTAATCTTTAAAGCTTTATTGAATATGGCTTGTTTACGTTGCTCTTTTCGTTTCTCATCTTCCAACTTTTTACGATTCTTTTCTGCTTCTTTTTCAAGCAATGCCTTTTGTCTGGCATCGTTGCCAGCAAGCTCAATTTGTTTGGCATAATAATCTTCATTAGCTTGAATTTCGTAGTCGATGTTAGCAATTTTAGCATCGAAAATAGCATTAACCAAATCACCCAAAGCCGCATATAACTCTTCAGATGTTTCTCTAATCATTTCATTGGTTTGACGCTCAAGTTCAACCCTTTCCTCTGCATTATCACCATAAACTTTTAATTCTTCCTCAGACATCGTAAGCTTAGCTTTTGAAAGAGCATTTTCAATTTCAGCTCTTTTTTCGGCTGATATACGTTCATTTTCCGGAAGTGCATCCTGTGCTTTCAATAATGATTCAATGGCTGAAATCTGCATTTTCAAACCTTTCAATGCAAATTCCTTTTTTATCTCAAACATTTCCTGCTCGCTGGCGTAGGTGAGGTCTTCGATTTCCTTTTGCATTGCTTCGTAATCACCAACATTCACTCCGTCTAATGCCTCTTTTTGTGCATAGAAATCTTTTATGATTTGTAAATTGGCTTGATAGAGCTTGTTTTGAGCAGTCAACTGCTTATTCATTTCAGTTTCATCATTCAAAAGGTTTCCGGAGATTCCTTTTTGAAGAAGCTTCACCTGATTGTCAACCAATTTTTCACGGTCTTCATTACCTTTTTTAGCTATCTTGGTTTTATCGGCTTCAAATTGCTCTAAAACTAATTTCTCTTGGTTGTTGAGTTCTTTTTTAATGGTGCCACCTTCCAATAAAATCCTTATTTCCTCATTACTTAAATCCCGGACAGAATCAGTATAGCGTGAAATGTCTTTTAATTTTTGTTCGGCAGTTTCCCTGGAAAGAGATAGTTCCGTTTGATTAGCTTCCAATAAGGCATCAAGACGTTGGTCAAATGCATTCACATCACTATCTGCATATTCCCGGTCTAATTCAATCAGGTTCTTTAAACGGAACTCACGCAATTTGAATTCTGCGTTATCCTGTTCCTGTAATCCTTGAAGATATTCCTTTCTTCTTTTTTCAGCCTCACGCTTTTGTTTTTCTGTTAATTCAGCAATGGAGGCAGCATCTTTAAATGCTTTTTGTTTATCCAAATCTTCAAGAACTTTGTTGAGTTTTTTAGTTTCTTCAACAGTTAATCTATTGAGTTCTGCTAATGTGGCACGACGTGCATCATTCTCCGCTTTTAGCTTTATTAAACGTTGCTCTTTGTCTTTGTTGGATTCTCCAAATGGATTAGACAATGAAAACTTATTGATCGAATCCACTTCCTTTTGAGCCACGGCAACACGTTTATTGGATTCTTCAATTTGTGTTTTGGTCCGTTCAATCTCAACAGCTTTCAAGTCTAAAAACACTTTTAACTGAGCATCAGTAACGGCTTTCTTTCTTGCAATTTCTTCTTTGTCTAGCTTATCCGAGTTTTCGCCTTGTGCTTTTCTAAGGGCGATCTCGTCTTCAATTTGTTTGAAATTATTGTCACGGCCTTTGGTTCTTTGTTCAGCATAATACGCTTCTGTTTCTCCTAAACTTTCAACAGCTTTTTTAATAGCATTAGTTCTGACTTCTGTTTCATTTAATTCATCATTGAAAACTTTGTAAGCGATAACAGCTGCTGCAAGAGCTGCTAAAACAATTCCCCAAGGCGTTGCAGTCATTGCGACATTTAAACCGGTTTGAGCGGTTGTAGCTGCTCGAACTGCAGCAGCTTGTGCAAGTATTGATTTAGTTCCTATTCCGGTGGCCAATGCAAAGTTTATTTGTGCAGCCGTTGCAGCTCCTTGCAATGCTGTCCAAGCTCCCATAGTAAAGTTTACTATTTTCATGACTCCGACAAATGTCAAAACAACCGATCCGTACTTTAGGAAATTAGCAATAATGGTTTGCAAATTGTCGCGAAGAAACTTTAAGGAATTGGTAATTATCTTGGTACCATCATTGGCATCGTTGGTTGATAATACGAAGGCCTCCCATTGGTCGTTGATGTCGCTTAATATAGAATTAATTGATTCGGAAGCAGCTACAACTTCTCTATTCAATGCTTCATTTACTTTGTATTCTTCTGTAGCCGTTGCTACTGAATTTGCAAGCACATCATAGTTGGCAGCCAAAGAACCTACAACTGTGAAGGCTCTTTTTTCGGTGATATCTAAATCATTCAAAACTAAAGCAAGATTTTGCCCTTCTTCTTTGGCTTTGGCCAGTCCACCAACAAACTTCACAAATACACCCGTTGCATCTTTGTTGAATTGTTTGGATAGTTCTGCTTGCGTTAATCCGGTTAATTTTAAAACGTTTTGAAGATTTTTACCGGTGGCAATTGCATTATTTATTACTGCAAAAGTGGATTGAATCGCACTTCTTGAACTTTCCGCTTCTGATCCCAACGATGCCGTTGCAGCTCCAAGCCCTAAAACTCCTTCAGCACTGGTTGCATAAACCGCAATACCTTTTTGAATCTCGGTTGCATTGGAAAGTATTTGAGCTTCGGTAGTGGCAAAGTTGTTACCTAACTGCGTGATTACGGATGCTAATTTATCCGCATTCTCAAAGCTATCAGCTGATACTTCTATGAATTGAGCAAATGATTGTACTTGCTCTTGAGTAATAATATCTGAAGTTAATTTCAGTTTTTCAATAGCAGTTGAAAACTTCAAAATGTTTTCTGTTCCTTTCACGCCTAATTGACCGGCAACCTCAGCAGAAGACAATAATCCTTGAACGGAAACACCATCTAAATCACTACCCAATTGAACTACTTCACGTCCAAATTGCTCCAATTCTTTTCCTGATATATTGGTAGTTTTTCCAACAGCAATTAATTGACGGTCGAATTCTCTGATGGTTGAAGTGATATCGCCAACTATCTGACCAAACAAAGCAATACCGGTAACTATTCCAAAGGCAGAAGTCAAATCCCGGAGCGTTCCTCCTAAACCTTGAAAGGCACTTTGATAATTACCGATGTTCTTAGAATAGTTTTTTAAAGAAGCATCAACGGCCTTTACTCGAGCATCAAGCTTATTGAATTCCAATTGAGCCTTGATTACTTCTGCAGTTGATTTCTTTTCAGCAGAAAGCAAATCACCCAAACGCTTTTGAGCATCGTTGCGAGCCTTATTTAGCTTTTCATAAGAACCAATCAAGCCAAGTTGCTCACGTGCTTGTAACTTTATTTCCTTGTTTGTTTCAGCAAGTGCCGTGCGTTCTTTTACAAGTGCTCTATTGGTTGATTCCGTTGCTAAAAGATTTTTTCTTTTGGTGGAAATTAAAGCCAATTCTAATTGGTTCTGCTCCTTCCAAATATCCAAAGCCTTTTCTCCTTGCACGTTTGCCAATCGTTGATTTTCTGCCAATTCCTTTTGGTTACCGGAAGCTCGCAATTGTTTGTTTGCCTCGTTCAATGCCAAAATAGATTCAACAAATTCTTTATTTTTTCCGATCGCTTTTTCCATGAGCTTTGCGTAATCTTCGCCCCATCGTAAAGCCTCATCTTCAATTATTTCTTTGCGTGTAATTTGACCTGTTGACATAGTTATTTCTTTTTGGTGGGTTTGTTATTATCCATCGCCTTCATTTTATTCTGTACCGTTTTTTCAATGGACTTAAATTTTTCAACGGATATAGTGTAGAAATCAAAATCAAATCCCAATACAGAAACATAGCCGGCCATGATGTCTACAATAGAATACTCGGCTTCTTTCGACTGCCCGGGCTTTGGTTTTGGAAGTGTATCAACCAAAGTGTTGATTTTTATCAGGATGCCTTGTGATTGCTTTTTTACTCGCTCGATATCTACTAAATAGGTGGTATTTTTAATTGAATACCCTTCCTCAATAAGGAAGTTTATTAATAATTCATTCTTATCAAAAAGCAATGAATCACATGCTGAATTGATTAATGTAAACCTGTTCGCTTGATACGATACTTCACGATCAACATTGAAGTATTTGTTTTTACCTGTTTTATTGTACTTCTCCTGGTACTGATCATGTAGTTCAACCCAAAGCGATTGTAATGAAATAAGATCTTCTTCTGTTAGGTTTGGTTCTGTTGATAGTAAAGCATAATTTCCTGATGAAAGAATCTCATCAAACAAAATCATTGGCAATATTCTAAGCGATGTATAAATCATAAATCGAGTGATTTTCTATAATATTCTTTAATGAAAGGCAGGAACTTTGTATCGATAACCATTTGCAGATTTTCATCTGTAAGTCCAAATAAATCTGAGGAAAGCCAATAAGGAGAGTCTAAAATATCATCTGTTTTTGGGTCGGTACTTCCAAAGAAAAAAGTGTTATCCAAAACGGTAACATAAAATCTTGAAAGCCATGAGCCTGTATCTTCTCCGGTAAATGGCTCACCTGCTTTTTTTGCTCCTAATGTGAGATACTCCGTGGCTCTCGAGTAGAAACCAATTGCTTTGCCGTAGATGTCCTGAGAATCTTCGTTAATTTGCTTTTTATTCAAATCAACCAGCTCCTTAGAAATGGCTCTGATAAAATCAAACAATTCTTTTGACACTATGTTAGCATCAATTTTATTTGCTTTTATGAGTTGTTCTTGGAAGGTGGCCATGATTCTTTTATAAAAAAAGGCCGTTATAAAATGAATCATCATCTTATACGGCCTCTTATACAGTAAATAAAATTTTTACTTTTCTTTTGGTGGATCTGTTTTTGTAATCGTGTTGAAAACCTTTTTCATTTCCGCCAATCTTTGCTTTGGTTCTAAGTTTCTAAACACATGAGTGTTTTCAAACTCTGACTTAAACTGTTCAAATGTACCACTCCAACCTTCGGCAAAAGTGATACCTTTATACTTATGCCTTGCCATTTGGAAAATCGATTATGATATTCCAGTCACAGACAATCCGCCAGTACTTTCGTAGATAGCCTCAGGTTGTGAAACAATTCCGTTTAAGTCGATAACAAGCGTATTTACAAAACCTGTTCCGGTAAGCTCATAAACTCCGTTTCCATCCGCAGCAACAAATGTGTTAGTTACAGCAACTCCTAGAGCAGTTTTTAATGTTATATCTTCTGTTGTGAAAGAAGCTATTTTATCATCACCGGAACAACCCGCAGAAACCGTGAATTTCAAAGATGTTGCAGAAGCAGAAACCAAAGTAAGTTCAACATCGTAAATACCTTGTAATTCGATTTGTGACCAAATTGGTTTTAAGATTACACCGCTATCTTCAAACTCGTTGAAATCGGCATAGGTTAAAGTAACAGGAGTGTAAGCTGGTTTGTCTGGCATTGCATCCACACGTTTTCCAACTTCAATAGTTACTAATTGGCCACGAACTTTTGTTCCATCAGGAGTAGTTCCTTTAATTTCCTGAGCATCTGTAAACTCATAAATTCTCATTTTCTTACCGTTGTAAGATTTAAGAGCGTTATGAGAACATAAACCTAAGAAACAGTTGAACTTTCTGATTTTTTTACCAGTAGCCGTTCTGTAACGTTTCTCACGACCTTCGAAGAATGTATCTTCGGTATCAGCAACAGCCAACTCTTCAATCTCATAAAGAGGAATGATTTGTTTTGCTGCAGTTTGGGTTTTCCAAGTGGCCAATGTTTTGGCTTCTGCTACCGTTGCAAACTCTTGCGTGTCTGGTGCAAGTGCATGACGAATAACAACACCTTCCAAGCATTGCTCTTTGGCACCGGTATTTTTTTGACTTTGCTCAGCTTTTGAGCATTCTACGATTAAACTCATAGTGTATATTTTTTATAAGGTTAACAACTAAAATTATATCTGATTATGCCATTGATTGAAAAGCAGTGATAAGGTTGAATATCGTTTGTTTTTATTGCCTCAATATTGAATCCTTTTAGTACGTTGGAAAGACCTTTTTCAAGTTCTGTAACTTCCATTATGCGAAGGCTCTTAATGAACCTTAAACATAACTCTTGAATCTCAGCATCCTGTCTGTAATTGGTTCCAGAAATAAGGGTATTTAAATTCAACATAAAAACAACTTTTACCTTCACCTCAAATTGGTTTCCAGTTAAGGCTTTGTGTAATGTATCATCAATGAAAAAAACATTACCACCTGAAGCAATCTGATCATTGTAATAAACAGACTTTCTTTCGGTGTTTGAAATGTGGACCTCCGGAATGAATGTCTTTCCATCTTGTTGTAATGTACGTTGTACTCGTCCGTAAAAATCAACATTTGAAAAGCCTAATTTCCCACTCAAAACATTTTGAATGAGAAGAATCTTCTTGTCTACTCCAACGGCTTTGTAGTTATTGTAATTCATTACCAAACGTTTGTTCCGTCGATTGGAACCTTAAGTGGAAAAATTTTCTTTGACGCTCTGTACAATGCATAATCAAGCTTTTGCACCAATCCTTTTGCAACCAACGCTCCGTTTTCATTTTTGAAACCTTCAACTTCCAACTTCAAATTAGAGATTGCAAGCTTTGCATTAATCTCGGCTAAGTTTCTTCTTTTGGTAGACATGAATAATTCAAGAACCGAAATAGCTACTTTATAGCCGATAGCATCATCAAACAAAACAGCTTGATCTGTGATTATATTTGAATAGTCTACAGCAAAATCATAATCTGGATGTTTGTCTAAAATCATTGGAACTATTGACAGGACAGATTGTTTTCTAATGTCTGAAAGAATTGCATTGAACTCTTCTGCATTAACAGTAGATTCACTCACCGATGCATGAACATTCTCAACAGTCACAAGTTGGTGGAATGCCTGGAAATTTCTCCCTGAAGTTCCTGTTTTGTTTGAATCATCTAATTCAAGTACAAAGGATGCTTCTTGTGGCAAACCCCAACTTATTCTGTTGATTAGTCCTGTTATGCTTTCTTGGCTATACATAAGCGTTTTATTTAACTAGCATATTCTGTTTTTAAATGGCAAAATATGCTAGTTTTTAATTATACAGACTCTACAATTGTTCCCTCAAATACTAAAATCTGCTCCTCAGACAACTCATTTACATATTTCAATAAAGTAGCGTCAGTGTTAGAAGTTTTAGCTTTGGTGATTCCAAGTGCAGCGTTAATACCAGCAATTACAGAAGTTCTAGTGTAGCTTTCTCCATTGTAATCAAAGTTAGCGTCTCCCTCAGTTTGTGCATCAACAGCAGCTTCTTCAACATCTAAAATATAAATGCTGTCTACATTGTTGATTACCGGTAAAACTAAAGCTTGAGAAGAAGTGTATTCTGCAAATGGTTCTGGAGAATGCCATTTTTTAAGCAAAATAAAATCATCTGCTTTCTCATACATAACTGCTTTGTTTTGACGTGTTTCCTCGGCCAAAATACCATAAACCAATTTACCAACTTTAGTGCTTTCTAAGAAAACAATTTTGTTAGCAGCCCATGGAGTTTGAACGGTTCTTACGCCATCACGCTCTGTTACAACAGTTCTATCAACTACTACAATTGTTAGCTTGTAACGTTTTTGCATCATAGCATTCACTTGTTCTAAATCAGGAACTGGAATTTGTGTTCCAACAAAGTTTTGGCTAAATGCGTATTGCTCACGCGTTTGTTGATTAGCAGCTAAGGAATCGAAAGTAGCTTCATCCATCATCAATACTGTTGGATTATTTCCTTTAGCTCTGGCAGCTTTGATTACTCTTTTAATATCGTCGATTGGTTTTGAACTACTATCGGACCAAGGCAAAGAAGCCCCAAACTTATTAGCGTTTTTATATCCAAAATCCACACGAATACCAGTTCCAACATTTGTATCATCATCAACTAAGGTTACGCCTGTTGACAATGCTTGTAAGAACATGAATTCTAATTTTTCGTAGATACCAAACATGGCTTTTGAAGTATCGGCAAAAATCTTACCTACTAAAACTTTGCTTTCTACATTTCTAGCTTGTAGAACGTCAATGTCGGACATTGTTTTTTCGTTCAAAGCAAATTTCATTCCTAGCTTAGGAATGTCACCGGAGGCTGTTCCGAATGAATCTCTCTTTTTCAATGGTAAAGCAGAATCCATTGATACAACATCAGCAGAAACTACTGATCCGTCAACGTTTAAGGTTTGCCATTTCAAATCTGTTGACAATTCTTTAGTCAACATTTCCTTGTGAAGATAGGTTAAAGGCGTTTTTTTACCATTAACTCGCTCTACAATGTCTTTTGCAATTGCTTTAAAGAAAGCTGCAAACTGTACAAATAATGATGTTTCCATGTTCTATTAGTCTTTTGTAAATCTGATTAATGGTAAAGCTGCTTTAACAGCCGTTAGAACTGATGCGATAGCATACTTAGAGGCGTTTCCATTTACAGAACCTCGCACCAATACTGATACAAATGGTTTTGCAGTTAAAACGCTCGCAACAACAACACCTTTATAGGTGTGACTACCTGGTAAAGAGCCGTAAGCAGCTCCTGAAACAGGCATTGGCTTTAAAACTCCTGTAGAAGTTTCTTCAATCACAAGATGGCCAGCCGGAATAACGGCAGGTGAGAAACCTGTAACATCTAATGTCTTTCCACCCGGAATAGTTTCAAGATTCGCAACAATAACGATTCCGTCGTTGCTGGTATCTACACTTTGGGGTGTGTCTTGTAAATTTGCAGTTGTACCTGACATAATTTATTTTTTTTGGGTTAATTACTCAATTAAAGCGTCAACAACAGCTTTTACATCATCGGCAGAAGGAGTGTTATTGTTGTCTGTAAACGAAGGTGTAGGTCCGGCATATCTAGTATTACTAGCTATTTCTTGCCGAATTTCTGTAAATTCAGTTTCAAGACTTTTTACCTGATCCTCAATTGGAGTCTCAGCATTAACGTCAATTCTGTTAAGCCAGTTTGCTTTGATTTCAGGCTTCAATCCCTTTAGAACTTCGGAAGCTTCAAAAACAGTCTGTGCAGTTTGTTTTTTAGTTTCTGTTATTCTTCCGGTTTTGATAGCCTCTAAATCAGCGGTTAATTTCTGATTAGATTCAATCAGCGATTTTGCCCATGCCGGTGTATCATCATTCGGATTTGCAGGAGCGGGTGCCGGAGTTGGAGCAGGCGTTGGTTCAGGTGCTGGTGCAGGAGTGGGTGTTGGATTAGCTTTTGCCTCTAACGTTCTAATGCGATCGTCTTCTTTTGCAATTTCTTCAAAAGACATAAAGTCATTCGCTTGGTTCAACACAACATCAACCGCAGCATCATCTGCATTGTCTGCCGGCATTGGAGCAAGTTTAGCCGCTAATGCGTCTAACCTTTTTTGTGATAAGTTAGCCTTAGGAAACAAAGCCTTAAGTCTAGCCTTAATAATTTCTGGTTTAACTGCCATGATTTAAAAGTTTTAATTGTTATAATGTGATTACAAATGTAATAAAATTTTATTCTATTTAGAATCATTCTAAATAAGTTTGATTAAAACAAAAAAACCACTCCTTTTGAGAGTGGTTTAAGATTTTATAACTTACTTAATTTTTAATTGGTTTGCCGATTTGAAAATGACCATCATAAAAAGGATGAACAATCCGGTTAGTGCCAATCTCCAAAACAAAGACCAGCCAAACCATATCCAAATTATTGGACTAATGGATAGTATTATTCCTCCAACTAAAACACCTGCATTTATTAATTTTTTTTTCATAACTCTAGATTTTTTGGCTCTGTTGCTGGTTTTTCTGAATTGATTGTCTTTAATTCTTCTTCTGGATCTTCAGTCATGTCTAAGTATTCAACAGCCGTTTTCTTTGACATGATTCCAGCCTCAACAGCAGAACTAGCAATTTCGACAGCTTCTTTTAAATCATCTGGTAAAATGGAATTAAATTGAACTTTTATAACCGATTCTTTGACTTTGCTGCTCAATTTTGTTTGAGTAGTGGTTACGGTTCCAGATGTAAATATTTTGATTATTCTTTGAATCATGGTTCTGTTATCACCTTCATTCATCTTAGCCTTGATCATTGAATCTAAGAAAAGTAACTTTAAAGCAACACCTGAAATATTCCCAATGCTTCCCTTCATGTTGTCAAATGATAAGTTTGGAGTTGATGACAATGCAAAGATCAAGTTTTCCAACGTCTCCATTTCGAGTTTCACACTTTCAGGAGCATTTGAATTAGTCAGGAACTCAGCATCGCCATGAATGGTTTTGCCACTATCGTCAACTTCTTTCATTGGAAAGTTCAAAGTCTTTCCATCGTCATTTCTATCAGGCATTGATTTAACCTCACCGTACAACTTCAATAGTGGATAACCTGAATAATCATTGCTCGCTCCAAGTTTAGATAATGCAGTTTCGTATCGGTCAATAAGGCTCACTACTTCATTCCATTCGGGGAAATCCTGAGAAATGTACACAATTGGAATTTTATTGAATCCATGAGGCAAATTATCAACGAATGTAAAAGTTCCTGATTCATCAGAAAACTTATAGCAAAGTTTATCGGTCCAAATCCATACGTGTTTTATGGTTTTTTCTTCTGAATTCTTAACACTGAAAGCCCAAGTAAACGCGATCATGTCTCCTGAAGCATCAAAATAAGGTGCCATTGCTCCAAATTCGTTTGTTAGTAATTTTGATTTGATGTCGTTTACTTTTTTATCTTCAGAACTGATTGTTTCCTGAATATAAAAATGAATTGCACATTCGGTTTGGCTCTTTTGAACTACTTTGGCTTTTTGAATTTTATCATCCATTCGGTTTTCTTCCCAAAGTCGTAAAATTTCATCAGTTAAATCGTTTGGATTGTCAGCCACTAAAGTAACCGGTTCACCAACTTCAAAAGCACATGCAGTGGTGACAATTTTCTTTTGATAATTGACAATAGATCGAATCGCCTTAACTGTTTTTGAATTTTCCCCCTTTCCAACTGCTTTATCTTTTTGGATGCTGCCAACTTGAGAAGCCCGGATGGTTCTGTCTTGATTCTTGAACTCTTTGATGTAGTTCTGAATAATTGCAGGATCCTTCTTTTGCGAAGTCAAAACCTTTATAGCTTTGTCCGACGGTCCTGCCAATAACACTTCTAATTCTTCCATGTTTTCTAATAGTTAATTCCCATTTCAGGGAGTGATTGTTCTGTTTTATGTACTTTATTTGGCGAATTATAGGCCATGTGGCCATATCTTGCAGAATCCCAGAAGTGGTTAAACAAATCAATTGGTTGATTGATTGCTATTCCGTTTATTTCTCGCATTCTGTAGTTTTCTTTTTCCTTTTTAACCTGGTTGTAAAGATGATTTTTTACTATATGAATCTTTTTAGCCTTCATTGAGTTCAACCAGAACATTACTGATTTAGTTTTACTGACCTTTGAAGCGTTAAATAGTGCTTTTTTCAAAGCTCTTACCATTTCAACTGTTCCTTTGTTTTCTCCGGTGTATTTATCAGAGCTGTCGCAAATAACCAAATCACCATCAAGATTAAAATCATCCGAATTTCTTTTTACTGAATGAGCATCCATCAAGTTAATCAGTTCCTCAGCTGTTTCAATAGGTTCGTAACATAGTGGCTCAATCCAAATGTTATGCTCATCTTCAGCATATTTATTAAAAGAGTTTGGATCTGTTGTAAATCCAAAGTCATTTGTAAAAATGTTTGCAATTTCAGGAAACTCATCAATCCAAGTAACATGATTGAATATCACTCCTTTCATGGCACCACGCAATCCAAGACCGTAAACCTTCCACATGAACTCGTCGGCAGTTCCATTTTCAATATTTGATGGATGAGGTGGTGGTTGATTGGTTTTGCTTACTAATTCAACCTTTCCTGACTGTTTGTTGTAACATAGTATTTCACTTTCTTTGACAATGTATGAGCCGGGCTTCCATGGTTCATAGGAAAGGATTTTGTTTTTCTCTTGAATTGAAATGTGTTTGTTATCCTGGTATACTGTTTTCAAAAACCCAACATCCGGACGTGGCAAAACTCTATCAAAAAACCAGTGCTCGGTAACTGATGGGTTGTAATCTGCCCACCAAAATTTCCGACACCGCATTTCTGTTTGGTCAAATACATGCTGTTCGATAAACATCATTTCATTGAAGAAAGCGTAATCACAACCTCCACCATGTTTTCCATCACCAAGAAAGTAAATGGTTGATTTTCCTATCTTGAAGCTTTTGATTTCTTTGGCTGTATGAAAAGGATTTGGCAATCCGTAATCATCAAGCCGGCGTTTGAAATCATCATAAAGCGTTGTTTTGAACTCGTTGTAGGTTTGCCGGTAAATGTTTATTGTGCATCCGTTTGGCTCATAGTAAAGAGCAAGCCATACAATTATATCAACACCGGACCATGTTTTACCTGAACGAGAAGAACCCTCCAATGCACAACCACGCCAACCGGAAACTAACTCGCCTAACTCGTTATATTTTTGCTCATTGATGGCATTAAAAAGAAGCTTGTAGTTTGGATTGGTATCTTCATCGATAGTCTTTAATCGCTTGCGTGAAAAGTCAATATCTCTTTCTTTCAGAAGAGTTTCTAGTTCTTGTATTTCAGCTTCTGTTAGCAATTTTATTGGATTTACTTAACTTCTAAGATTTTATGTTCGGCCATGAAAAGTATTTTTTGTCTGATTATATCGCGTTGCTTACGATTAAGATTGCTTTTCTTTTGGTAGATAAGTGTAAATTCATTTACCAGTCTAACCTGTTCGTGTGGGTCGCTTAGATTGTAATCAGCAATTATTTTTTGCACGTCTTTTTTGTCTTGGCGTTTGTCAAGATGTCTTTTGTATCTGTCTTTTAATTTTTCGAGTAAGCTCATGATTAAAAAACTGTTTTAGTTTTGCTTAATTCAAAATTGTAGTGAACGGAAATATCAGTTCCGCTGGCGAGCTCATACATTACACCTAAATCATCAATCACAATCTTTGTGACCATTCGAGGTAATTGTTCGATGTCATGAACTAAGTAAACAAGGTCTTTTGGGTTGAAAAGGTTTGGAGGCGATTCTGTCTCGTTTGATTTATAATCCTTTACAATTTCCTTGTCAAGGCTGATTTGAAAGATTTCCTCTAATGAGTTGATGTCTTCAGCAAAATCTAAAAGAGCGTAGCCAATTAAGTTAACATCGACTGTTTCTTTTCCTTCGACAAAAATTTTACCACCTTGAATAACTAAACTCATATTTTTTAGATTTTTATTGATTAAAAAAACAACTCACATTTGATTTTTTATAAGGATATTTTTTGGAAAACGAGAAAGGGAGACCTAAAAAAACCGTCAAACATCCTAACGCTACACGACTCAAATTATCTACATGCCAGACCTATAATCCATGTATCATGGAATGATATGAAGAGCCATTCACCGCCCGAAAGGTTCCATGTTCCGGCTTATCGGAATGAGTTGTTTTTGTTTAAACTGTTGCTTTTATACTTTTATTAATTATAAAGCTTAATGTACCTTTTGAACTTATTAAATGTTTTTCCATTATTTCTTTATAATTCAAACCTGATTTGTAATCTGAAATAATATCATCGTGATTGTACTTTATATTACTAAATCTAGACCTAGACTTTCTAATTTGTTTAGGAATATCCATTTGATTTTCACTTTGACTGCCTATTAAAATATTATCAATTGAATTGTCAAAAGGGTTTCCATTTTTATGCCTAACTACAATTTTTGAATCAAATACTTTGTTGTCAAATTTTTGATAAGCTTGTAATTTATGAACCATAACAGGATGTATATTATCTCCAATTCTAATATTGAATCTTAAATACCCTGTTTTGCTTTTACTTAATGCTCTAGTTTTATTTTTTTTATTGAAGCAATTACCATTATTATCAACATAATATCCTTTTTGATTAGCCATCAATATTGCGTTATCTATATTACTCATATACTCATTTTAAGTTAGTTCAAAAATAACATATTTTATTATTAAATAGTAAATTATGTTATTCAAACTGTAAAAAAATTATTCCTTTTTGAACTGCAAAACCTTATCAATGAGTTTATTTAAGCGTGCCTCTTTTTCAGGTGTGAAGTCGTCTGTAACAACTACCGGGTTTTCTTTGTCGCCTTTTATAACCATTTGCTTAGCATGGTAAATACCTTCAAGTTTGTTTATTTCCTTTTCATAAGCCAGCTTAACGGCCATGCCTTTTGGAGTGAATTTATACTCTTCGCCCATTGAACGAATCTCTTGCTTCAATTTAGCAATTTTTAAAGCTCGCTTTTGTTCTATGGTTGCCTCCTGGTCCTCAACCCAAATAGTATAAGCTTTTTTAAGTAAGTTTTTTGACTGTCTTCGGCAAACGCCAAATTGTTGTTCAATGTTCTTTAGAATCAAATAGTCAGGCACGCCGGTAATAATCCACCCTTGAATGGTGAACACACGTCGTTCTGTTTCTAAACTACTTGATCTACTACCGGCCATTATTTTACTTTTGAGGGTACATGTTTTTAATCACTGCAATGTGCCGCTTCAATTCAGTAATGCGGTCACGCAGCTTGATGGCCTCCTTTTCTCTCATGATTCGTATTTCTGAATCCATATCTTGAATAGGTTGTGGCATGTAAGCAATCAAAGCATCCTCACAAATGCTTTTTTGAGTTTCTAAATATTCAATGATAGTATCTCTCATTTCGATAAGTATTTGATAATTAGTTACTGCCATTTTGATATGAATTTTTGTTACAATGGCATAAATGTAACAAAACTTTTTCTTTATAAATTCATAAGTGAATTGTCGCCTTCAAAAGCATCTAAAGCCTCACCGATATTTAGTTCTGGATAGTTTTCTTTAATCTTTTTAGGGTCGCCTTTGTAAAATACCAATACATTTTGATGCATTTTACCAATCTTTCTGCCTCCGTTGAACTGACGACGTACACGAATTGCCAAACTCCCTACCACGTTAACCAAGATGATTTCATTGTATAGTTCCATACCTGCCTCTTTAAAGGCTTGAATAGTGTCACTAACAAAGTTGTAGTAAAAGCCTTTTTTGTCGCGAACATCACCCACTACAAAGCAGGCAAAGCGGTCGTCTTTGAGTTGATCAACTGATTTTTTGATAATGGAAAAGTAAACTTCTTTGAAATCTGCATAGTCCATGTTTGATAAATCCTTTGGGTCGTCGCTGTATTTTTCAAGGTCAGCGTATGGAGGGCATGAGTAAACGAAATCAACATCTTTAAATTCTACCTCGTCAAGAACTTCATTACTATCTCCCGAGTGCCAATTCACGTCTTTTATTTGCAAAACATTAGCCTGTTTTCTGTTTGCTTCTACTTGGTCTAACCTTAAATCAATTCCTTCATATTGATAACCAAGAACACCAGCAACCACACCACGAACAGAACCGCCGGCAAATGGGTCTAATATCTTGCCTCCATCAGGACAAAACCAACGATAGGAAAGCTCACAAAGTACCGGGTCAAAGATGCTCGCTCCTTCATACACATGCATTCCTTTCTGTTTGGCATAATCAATTATTTCATCCCAACTTGGCTCACGGCTAAGCATTTCACGCATCTTGTTTCGAAGTTCATAAATGCCTGTGGATTGGCCATTTTTAGCAATCAACTCAACATCTTCTCTCGTTTCTTGGGAATTGAAGCCAATAGCAATCCACTTTCTTTTTCGCTCTTGCCATACACCGGAGCGAGTATCTAAAACAGAAAAGGGAGGAAATATGAAACTATCTTTCAAAGATGAAGGAATTATTTTTTCCTGATCAGTTCCTTCGGATTTATTTAAAAGTGATTCAAATCCAATAGAATCAAACTCAGGAATATTCATGATGGACTGCATGTCCGGAAAGTCTAAATTAAAATTGCCAACAAAGTCAAGCAATCCCTGTTGTGTAATCTTGGCATAAGCAGAAGAATAAACCAAAACCAATTCCGCAGCTTCTTTCATGTTAGCACAATCAATGAATGTTGCCGGTAGCATTTCAGGAACTTCCTTTCCTGATACTGCCACCTTTTCCAAATCCATAAAACGATGTCGGCCATCTAAACAATAATTAACTCCATCATGCTGCCAAACCATAAACGGAGCAATGAACTGATATTTTAAAATTGATTCAATTAGTTTTTCAGAGCCATTAGTTACCCATTCTTTAAAGTTTTCCTGTTGGATGAACTTCAATTCACGCCACTTGATGAGGTCGGTTTTGATGATGCGTGATTGGATAGATTGCTGAATCATAGGAGTTTATTTTTTTTCTTTGGAAACAATTAGCAACAAATGTAACAAATTATGTTGTTAAGTAATAAAATATGTTATAACAAAAAAGGCCACCCGATAAAGGCAGCCTTTTATAAATTATTGATTGTTAAGTTCTTATGGTTGTTTACTTGCTTTTATAATTTTAGTATTACAAAGATTTAAAGATTGGGTGAAGAATTCGATATTTGGATCAGCTCTTGGATGGTTGTTGTCTTTTTCCTTATTCCAATACATAATTGAGCCTTCAGATGCTTTTTTATAGCGTTTTAATGCCTCAATATCGTTCACTGTGGTAATAGTTGCCTTAAGATTTGATGTTTTGAAGTCAATTTCCACGAGTACTGAATATAGTTGATACAATCTTATCTGAGCTATTGAAGCATCTTGAAATAAATTCAGCATGTCTTAAGGCTTCTGCTTTGTTTTTAGTGTCGATGATATCATTTCCACTTACAAAGTATGGAAGCCTAGCTATTTTATACTTACCAGATAAACCAGTTCCAACGACGTTCCAAGCATCCTTTGATTCAGAATGAACTACTTTAGTTTTAATATTTGGATTTTCCATGTTTAAATTTTGTTAGATTATTCTCCCCAGAGTATTTTAGCATCATTCAAAAGCTCTTGAAATTTGTTGACTTCCTTTTTAGCATAAGTGAGCGAAAAGGAGTGACTTCTTTCAATGGTTCCATCTTTCAATCCTTCATGATGCATTTTAGCTTCTTCAAGTTTGTATTCGTAGAACTCGATTGATTCCGGCATTGAAAGATTAATCAGGTTTGCTCTGCTGGTCCAATAGTCGGCTTTGCTTTCGTGCTGTTCAGCAATCTTTGTGTTTTCAACTGACTTCCCCATCCTGTTCCAATTTCGCTCTATCAATGCTCGATGTCGCTTTTCGGAATGGTGGCCAATTTTGATTGGTTCTGCAAGTGCGAGAAAGTCTTTACCTTCTTGTGAAGCTTCATAATACTCGGTGGATTTTCTCTCTCGAGCATTTGCCCAGCTTTGGTAACGTTCAGCTTTCGCTTTTGCATATTCTTGCATGTTGAAACCGTCGGCTCTGACAATCGAATAATAGAAGTTGCTTTCTAAGTTGGTTCTTAACTTCATGATTGTTTACAACAATTAATCCACGCTCTAAAGCTGTTTCAACTATTACAGTTGTTGTTATCGTAGCGGCTGGATCAAATCCTACCATAAGTATCTTTTTATCCATAATTTATTTTTTCTGAAGCTCTTCTAAAATACCGTCTGCAAAACGATACAATAACCTTTTATGGGTTAAAAAAATACTGCCAAAATCAGCTCTTTTACTTAATTCAATTAAACCATTTCTTGTTTGCAGTTTTTCTGCAAAATGTAAAATATATTTTACCGTAGTATCTTTTCTGTTTGGTAATCTACCATCATGCATTACTCTAAAAATCTCAATATGCATCCAATTATCAATTCTACTATCCCATTCTTTGTGAGATTCGTCTATATTAAATTTTTTAAAAAGTTCTTGCTTTGTCATAAATTGATTATTTTAAAAAAGAGTTAATTGTTGTTGCTTTTCTTCGCTAATTACTTCCCATAAGTCCGGGAACATTTCCATGTAGCGTTCCATGTATTCAAGAGGTTGACTCTCTAAAACAATCATATCAACAAAGTTTTGCTTTAACCTTACCAATGGAATCTGTTCTCCATCGATAAGGTTTGCAATTAATACATTGTTTACTCTGCTAATGAAATAGCAGTTTTCAACATGAGGAATCATGATGATTAAGTGCCAAAGTTAGTTTTTAGAAACCTTCTAAATTTTTCATCTGCTGCCTTTTGAGTTCTGGCAATGCACGTGTAAATTTTATTGTTTCCGTATTTAAAATTAAATTCCTGACATCCTTTCGGAATTACTTTTTTTGGATTTTCAGGAGGCATGTATTGTCTTGAGTTTTCCTCTTTGTAATTTGAAGAACTTGCAATCATCGACATTCCGTAAACAAGTCCTAAAATCCCTCTTAATTTTCTATTCATGATATATAGAATTAGATTTTTATAAATTAGTTAATAACCGAAGGCATCACCAACATTAAAAGGCTTTCTCCAACTTCCAAGCCATCTACTTGGGTTAAAATTCCGGCTCGGTTGGGTTGTGACATTTCTAAAACTATTTCCTCCGATTGCATGTTCTTGAGCATTTCAGTCATGAAGCGAGAGTTAAATCCAATACGCATATCTTCACCAGTATAATCACAAGTCAAACGCTCGTCTGCTTTGTTGGAGTAATCAGGATCATCTGCCGAAATGTTTAATTCATTTCCTTTGATATTCAATCGGATTTGATGGGTTTGCTTGTTTGAGAAAATGGAAACACAATTAACCGAATTTAAAAACTGCTGACGGCTTATTTTTAATTGGTTCGGATTGTCCTTTGGAATAACCGCTTCGTAGTTTGGATACTTGCCATCAATCAAACGGCAGTGTAAAATGTAGCTTTCAAATGAAAACGAAGCGTTTGATTCGTTGAATTCAATAGTAATGTCTTCCTCCAATCCTGTCAAAACCGATTTTAAAACATTGAGAGGTTTTTTAGGCATGATAAACTGTGAATCTTTCGAAGCCTTTAAATCAGTCCGTGAATACTTAACCAACTTGTGAGCATCGGTGGCCACAAATCGAAGTCCGGTTGTTGAAAGGTCAAATAAAACTCCAGTCATTACCGGTCGCAAATCATCGGTTCCGGTTGCAAAAATGGTTTTGGTGATTGCTGTTGAAAGTATCTTTGCAGGCAATACGCTTGTAGATGGATTGTTGAGTTCCTTTTGTTTTGGAAATGCTGCAGCATCAAAATAAGCAATACTATACTTTCCGGATGTTGAACTGATGTCAATGGTGCTATTTTCCTTTACATCAAATTCCAAAGGTTGTTCAGGCAATGTTTTTAAAATGTCTATTAAAATTCGTGCCGGCACTGCAAACTTCATGGTTTCTTTACAAGTCACGATTAAATAGGTTTTCATTGTCGTGTCTAAATCCGATGCGGTTACCTCTAGGTAATCTTCTTTTGTTTCAAATAGAAAGTTATCTAAAATTGGTAATCTTGAATTTGAGGAGTTTAAAACTCCTGAAAGGATTTGTAATTTTTTTAAAAGTGCCGAGCTGCTAATTGTGATTTTCATATGCTTGAATTAAATTGTTACTTTTTGATTTTTTTTGTTTATCTGGTTTTATGCTTTTTATTTTACTCGTATTTTTAGAAATGAGTTCTAAGATTTGAGCATTGAATTTACTAGCCTCATTTTGCAATCCTCGAGATTGAAGAACTTTAAAGTTGGTTAGTGAGAATTCAATTGTTTCTACCGGTTCCTTACCAGCGAAGGCCACTAACAGCAAAGAATCTTTTTTCTTGTAATAGGAATTGGTGTAAATACAATGTTTGAATTTATCGCCGTACTCCAAAACCTTTTCAACGGTATCAATTACTTCAATTTTGATTTGATTTTCTTGGAATGCTAAACCAAAGTAGATTGACTTTTCTTTTTCATAGTTCTTCTGATCGGTGACCATTTTGTTTTTTTGTGCCTCGAGCTTTTGTTTTTTCTCAACGATTCTTTTCTTGGCCACATAGCGGTCGTGCTCTTTTTTTAAGTTATCCGGACAAATGTATTTTGGACTATGCAAGTCTTTTCCAAAAAAGGAAAGTAGGTCCAAATAGTCATACCATAACCCGGCATCTTTAATTTTGTATTTGTGTCTGATCACAATTTTTATTTGTGGCCAAAATCTATTGTGATGGCTTTGTTTGTGAACCGCAGTAAATAGTAATTGCTTTTGTCTGGTTTTAAGAAGCGTTTCTATTTTTGGTGACAACTCTAGTAGCTTCAAAAGAAAACGATAATCGCAGTTATGAAAATCATCTTTTAGTCCGTATTTATGAAAGCGAGGTAAAAATTCAGGTTTGGGTAAGTTAAAATCAGATGCAAGAGTGTCATACGTTGGAGCTCTCCAGCCTGATTGCATTACATGCCGTACTTCATAATCAGTAGTGCTAAAACCATCACCACTATACGAAATCGTTCTGCCAACTATAACCCTTTTGTCTTTATCAAAATCTTTCCATTCTTCAAACAATGCTCGAAAATGATAATGAGGCACATTCTTTTTTGTCATGTGTTTCCAGCATGAAAAATATCTAAATACTTGAAATCTACCTACTGTAAGAACTTGCGAAAACATCAATATTTTTGAAGCACTCACTCCGTTTTGAATTTTTATGTGTTTCAACTTCTTTTGGCATGATGGACATTTCGTTCCAATTAATTCTTCGTGCCAAAGCTGTCCTTCGGGTTTCCAAATATGATTGCATTCCAAACAAACCAAGTTTTTGTAATGCGTAGTATAATAGAAATCATGTTTGGAAATCATGAAAGGTTCATGCTCTTTTGGTTCGGAAAGCTTCTGGTGAAGATTCCAAACCTCAACCTGCAGTCTTGTTTTTGGCTTCATAATTAGCTGAATAAATCAATTTCCAAACTTGGTTCGTCTTGTTTTTTACCTTGTTTTTTAGGTTGTTTTTTCATTCTCATTTTTTCCTTTTCCTCTTCAATAACCTTGTCAATTGCTGCTTGTTTGGCTTTTTCTTTGTCGGCTTCTGAAAGCTCAACCGAATGATTTACAACTACAGTTGCGGTTGTTCTTCTTCCTGGTTTAATATCATCCTCATCGTAATAATGAACGGCCATTGCGAATATTTCAGAATCTTCGAATCCATTACAACCTGATTTTTGAACTTCATTGAGAATGTAGGTCACACAATCATCAATGTTTTTCTTTTCCTTTTTTAGTGTTTCAGCAAACAAAGGATCCTTTTCTGCCAATTGATTCAAATGGTTTTGAATTGCTGTTTTAAATGCTTCAGTTGATTTCATTTTTGCTCGTTGTTAGAATTAATTTTTATTTTATCGTCCGATGATTAACATCAATGCGTCTCTTTGCTCTTGGTTAGTTCGAATTTTTAAACCGGTAACTTTCTGGAAGAATTCACTGTCTGTTTTTCTTGCTGTTGGTTTTACTTCAACATAAGGCAAGCCTAAGTATTTGCACATTTCAACAATCTTTTTTGCAGTTTCAAAGTTTGCTCCTGTCCGTTCACCTATTTTGGAATTTATGGCTGCCGATTTACCAACTTTCTTATGCCAATTTGATTTGTTTAAAAATCCGCATTCAACATAAACTGTTGGTTTTACTTCTCTTTCTTTGTAGAATTTTAAGCAATCAAATAATTCGAAAAAGGTTAAGTTTTGAAGTTTGATTTTGTTGTCTTGGAGCATGGCCACTCCTGATTTATCTACATCAGGATCTATTCCGATTAATAGCTTACTCATTGAGTTTGTTTTGAGTGGAAAACTTTCTTATTTCTCTATCAAAAGCATTTTCTAAGTTGACAAAAGGCTTTAAAATTTTTTGCATATCATCAACTTTAATGGGTGTTTTTTGATTAATTGCATTGAAACCTAGAGCCGTTAATTGTTTTCTTAATTTTTCTAATTCGGATTTTATTTCTTGTGGTGACATGGTTTGGTTATTTGATTGTTTTTCGTTTTTGTTTTAAATATTCAATATGCTTTTTTAAATTTTCGTCTTTTTCCCAATGCGAGATAGTGTCCTCCAACATTTGCCGGTCCATTACTGAAGTCATTTTATCAATTTCATCCTGTATCAGTTGCAATTCTTCTTGGCGTTTTTTTTCTTCTCTTCTTTTTCTGTAAAAAATTTCAACTGCTGATTCTCCGGTTTCTTCTGCCTTTTTTACCATTTTATGAATTCGCTCAACCTCAGCATATTTTTTATCTAAATACTCCGGCATCCATTTAGCTAAAACATTCTGGCCATCAACTTTATAATCCTTTCCGTCTCCGAGTATTCCTTGCCGAACTTGTTTTAACATCAAAACAATATCTTCAATGGTTTCATAAGGATATTTTTCTACAATATCTGAAGCCAATAAAGCAGCTTGCTGAACGGTTAGCGATTTTCCAACATTGAAATTTGAATTGAAACGATTAAGCAAGTAGCATATAGCGGTGATGGTGTTTACTTCGCCAACTTCTTTTTCAAGTTTTGTTAGTTTTGTGCCATCAATAGCATTTGAAAGACTTAAATTTTTTTCAAAAACAATTAATCCAACTTCATTATTGGATACCAAACATTGCATTAACTGCATTGACTGCATCTTGCTTATGTTCAATGTCTGACTTTGGTGTATTGTTAGTTCTTGGTTTTTCTCTGTTTGCATAATTGTCTTCTAAAATTTTTAAAAAATTCGCCGGTTTAAAAATCCAATCGAATGACGCAATCCAATTGCTTGAATTGTTGCCTTGAAGAAATTCTGATTCTCTTGTTTTTTCGATGGCAATTCGAATGGACTCTTTTCCATATTGTTTTTCCAAAATGAAAATTCTTTTTTTTCGAGCTTCAGAAAGTTTTTTTACTTCCGGAAGAGCTCCTCTATTCGCATTAAAAAAAGAAACAAGCTTGTTAAAATCAATTTTTGCATGGTCAGGTTGATTTTTTAAATCAACTGAATTGACAAGAGTATTTTCTTTTGTTTCTTTTTTTAAAAGAATATCACTAACATTCTCACTTACACTTACACTATCACTTACACTAACACTAACACTTACACTATCAGTTGGATTTGTTGAGCTTTGTTGAAGATTTTCAACATTTGTTGAATTTGTTGAAATTTGTTGACTTGATAATTTTCTAGCTTCGGCACTTGCTTTTCCCGCTCTGCTTCTGCCTTCAAGTGTTTTTTCCCACTTCTGTAAATCTCTTTTCAGAGATTGTTTGATTGGAATAAATGAAAGTTCAGTTAGTCGATCTGGTGCAATTGGATTCTTATCATTGACATATCTGAAGAAATGTTTAATGAGTTTTCCGGCTTCATCGTCAGTTAAATTTTCAAATAATTCAATCCAATCTGAATAAACAACAATTGATTTTTTATTTTCAGCCATTATTGTGTTCTTACTTTATAATTAATAATTTCCAAAAAAGGATAGTATTTTTTGATGTGATTGATTTCTTCGCCATTAAGAAAGTGCGTTGAAATAAATGTGTTTCCGATGATTATAATAACTATCTGCTCTCGTTCACTTCTAAAAATGAAATAAGTGTCAGGCAAATAATAAGCAGGCGACATCGCTATTTTGAATATGTCTGCCAAATCATAATTAACCGGTTCCATTACTTCTTGAATAAGTCAAACACTCTATTTACGATACTCGTTGGAACAATGTCCTCCGTGCCTGTAATGGTGTTTGCGATGGCTTTTTTCTCCTGAATGATATCATAAAGCCATTGGTCCAAAGTATCTTCACCCAATAAATAAGTTGCTCTTACATTACTGGGTTGCCCCATCCTGTGACATCGTGCCTCAGCTTGCTCACAATCTGCCTGAGTCCACGGAAGTTCCACAAATAGTACTTCACTACTAGCGGTTAGAGTTAAGCCCACACCGGCGGCCTTATGGTTGCATATGATTATATTGGTACTTTCTTTATTCTGAAAGCTATCAACAGAATTTTGCTTTTGAGTTGCATCATCGTTACCGGTAACTGTTACGGCTCTTGGATATAGTTTTTTAAGTAGATCAACAATGATTTTATGTTTACAAAAAACCACTATCTTTTGACCTGAACCAATAATTTCATCAATGTATTCCTGAGCTGCTTCAATTTTACCTTTAGCAGATATTTGAAGAAGCATTGTGATTTTTACGATGGTTTCAGAACTGACTTTCTTTTTGATTTCTGAATCAGTTAAATCGGTATTCTTTAAATAATTGGCAAAGTCATTTTTAACTACATCAAATTCTTCACGGGTGGTAATGGAACAAACTATTGTTTGTCGTGACAATGGAGGAAGGTCTTTTAATACATCTTCCTTTTTTCGCATGAAGTAGCAGCTCATGTTCATCAGATAATTAAGCTCTTTTAAATTTGCTGAACCTCGGCCACCTTCGCAGTATCTTTCTTTGAATCCGTTTTCACCTCCAAAGTGTGCCAACTTAAACATGACGGCCAACTGACTAAATAAATCAATCGGTTTGTTTACAACCGGCGTTCCGGTAAGTAAAATGATGTAAGACTTTGATTTGGTCAATTGAATACAGATTTTTGCCTGTATAGAAGTTGGATCCTTTAACCGATGACTTTCATCTACAATAACCGATTTGAACATCTTGGTTCGTTCGTCCATAATAATCTCACTCGAGTGTTTCAAATGCTTTTTATCAGGCATAGACTTAACAAAATATTTTTTCATAGATTCATAGTTCACAATGAAAACATCTGCCAAACCCATTTCGTAAAACCTGTGATACGTATCTTTGATTTTATCATCTAAAACCATTGCCTTTTTATCAGTCCACATTTCAAACTCACGTTTCCAGTTTATTTTTAAAGCAGATGGACAAACAACCAGGCATGGAAAAGTAACTTCACCTTGCAATTCTGCACCAACAACCGTAGCTATTGATTGAAGTGTTTTTCCCAAGCCGGGTTGGTCTCCATTAATAAACCTTTTCAATTCTAAACCCCGAGCAACGCCTTCCTCTTGATAGCTTCGCATAGCACCTTTTTTTAATGGTATGCTAATTTTTAGTTTTGGCAAAGCAGGAATTTCATCTACTCGCTCCGGAAGATTGTCTTTAATTTTAATAATTGAGGCTTTGCATTTTTGTCCAACTTCATACACCTGTTCTTTGCATTGAATAGGAAATATCCAAACCTTTTTTTGATGGTTCCATCGAGCCAAAGAAATGTTTTTCCTCCAGATAATTTTCTGATTATCTTTTTCATGTTGGTAAGGCACATTTATTTGCTCCGGTTTTGCTAAACAATATCCTATTGACTTTGTGTTTTCAATGTATTGACCCGTAAAAATATCGGTGCTCCACTCTTGCACAACACAAATGCCTTTTATCATTTGGGTGTTTCTATCTTTCCACCTTCCAAAATTGATTGAAATGTGAAATTCATTTAAAAATTCAACTATTTGCATTGCTCGTTTGTTAGAATTGGTTTTTTAGATTGCTGAGGCTTCTTCTTCCTCAAACATGGCCATTTGTTTGGCTGGTGCTTGTTTGCCTTCCAAGTACTCGTATACTTCAGACTTTAGTTCGTCGATTGCCTCAACAAGCTCTTGCATGAACTTATAGTGATGAGCGTCTTCAAACTTTAAGAATGGAGTATTGAAACTCACGACATTTCCGCTTTCAAGTGTTTTGCTTCCGGAAATTGTAACGCCTTCACCGTCGCCTGTTCCTCCGATAGAAAATCCGGAAACCTTGTACTTTCTTAAAGGATTATCTTCAGCTAAAATAGCATCAGGATGTTCGATGGCATGTTCAACAATGTTTTCGGACACTTCTTCGCAGATCAACGCAAAGTGTGGATTCAAAGCAGAAAAAGCATTTCTCAAATCATCGTGAATGGGTGCGTCCGATGAGGTTTTGATAATGTTTTTGGTACCGTTTACTGATTGGTCGTACTCATACGCCAGAAACAAGCTGTTTTTAATACTTGCTTTTTTAATGGTAATGTTCATAGATATAAAAAATTAAATGTTTAGGTAATACTCTTTGAATTTCCCGTCGACATATTCATCCTGAATGGGAACTTGCCAAATGTCCTTGAGGTCTTTAATTCGACGTCGTAAGTCGCCAATTTTATACTTTAGCAATGCTTTGGTAGTTGTGAGTCTTTCGCCTCTTAAAAGTGCCTCATAAACGATTTTACATTGATTTGAAAAACGTTCTTTGTTTTCTTCAAAGTGGCGTTGTGAATCGACGTTGTTTTCTTGGTGATGCAGTTGGTCAAAGTCTAATTCTAATTCTTGATTTTTCATAATTAAAATTCTTTATACATTGTTGATATTGGATTGAAATTATTATCGTCGCAATAAAAATCATAAATAATCTTCATCCTTCTTTTCCACCTATCTACTAGGTTCATTCCTTTTCTTGTGTAGTAAAAAGAAATTCCTTCCTCGTATTCATGCAATGGAAAATCACCACGAGCTGGTTCTGTATAGACTTTATAAGAATCAATCTTGTTTAAAAATTGATCAAGTAAATCCGACATGTAGTCATTCACCTCTGATGAATCTTTAAATACTTTTTTACCAATTGTAATCATAGATATTTTTGATTAGAGTGTTTGCTGATTTCGTTTTCCATTTGCTGGATTAAAGCTAAGTCGCTTGGTTCGGGTAGGTAAATGCCAAGTTCAATTGAAGAGAAGTCTCTGAATCGGTCAATTGCTAAAGTGAGTTCTGCAGTATCTAACGATGAAGTGCTTCGCCAACGCTCGAGCTTTAGAGATTCTATTTTTCCGACGTGTTCGCCTTCGTAAAACAATGTGGGATTGACTACTTTTTTAAAGATGTCCTGTTTTACTTCTTCGAGCGTGTAACCTGTTTCAATAGCAAACCAAGTTAAAATCAAATGCAGATAGCTGTTTTGAGAAATGCTTCTTCTGTCGTGTTTTGCTTTTAACTCGAATCGTTTGCCTGTTTTGATGAGGTGATTTATCTTTTCAATTGCCTGTTTTATCTCTATTGGATTTTCAGGGTTGTAAATCATCTTCCCAATTTTCTTTAAGTTCTTCGGAAGGATAGGCTAAAAGCAAAGCTTCAGATGCCAATTGAACTAACTTTTTCCAGTTTTCAATGCTCATTGACAATTGATCTCTGCAATGGGAAATAATAATCCAAGGCTCTGAATCATCAGTATCTATAAATACAGATTGCGTGCCCACAATATTAGAATCATTGAATGGCTTAATATCTTGTCTTTTTTGGAATGTTGGCATGGTTAATCGATTTTAAAAAGACCTTTACTTTGTAACATCCTAGCTAGCTCTAAAGTGCTGTAACAGTCGCTTAATACTCTATGAGAATCTTTTGATGTGATATTGAATTCTGAACACAAGTCTTGTAACTTATTTGATTTACAATTCAACGATCTTGATAATTTTAAAGTGCAAATCTTTGAATAGTCAGATAGGCTAATTCCCAAAAAACGAGTAGTTAAATGTTCAACTTTAGGAACATCAAAAGCATTTATATTATGTCCCATTAAATTAATTACATCATGGTCTTTTAATACCGATAAAAAACCAGCACATACAGCTTTAACGTTAAGTCCTTTTTCTTCTAATTCTTCCAACTTAATGCCGTGAACTGCCATTGCATCATCTTTATAGCTAACTAGCTCATCAGTATCATCAGCTCTAGTGTATGGTTTAATTAACCACGTATGTTCTGAAATAATTTGAGATAAGTCGTTACTGACAATAAGTAAAGCTATCTCGCAAACTCCATTTTTTGTAGTGGAAAATCCACCTGTTTCAATATCTAGTATTCCTATATTTTTTTTCAT